GTGCACATTCGCACTATTGTCGACCCACCCCAAAAATGCTTGGAAGCAGGTAAGGACACGGGTTCGAAACCGTATCTTTCAGTAACGTCGGTCAGAAAGTGAGCTCCTTCGAAAAGGGTCACGAATTGACTAACCAAACAAAACTGTCGGGGGGGGGGATTTTTAGTACGTACGTTTATTTTGTAAAACTACGTAGCCATTCGCATGGCAAATATAAAGGCAGATTACTTCTATTGCGAACTAGAAGTCACTGTCTTGTCTTTCCCTCTTTCTTTTAACAAAAGGTACTTGGCAAGCTTCTCACGGACGGAATCCGGGAGACCAAAGCTCTGATCTAACTCTGGCAGCTGCATTCCTGGGGTTGCCCCCAGGAAAGGGGCGTCGCTATGAAGCGACACAATTTGGTCTTTTTCGCGCACGACCGGTGCGGGATCTTTCTTTCTCTGCATATCCACTGCAGGTCCTCTCTGATTTCTCTCATTGATGGCAACTTCGCTTGGGGGGACATAAGCGTAGGTGGGCACGGCGAGCTGGTGACCGAACATGTAATCGTCCGAACACGCACGCCATGTCGCGTTGATAGTGGCAGGGGTACCACCAGGCATGCTCACAATTTGGTAGTCGGTACCAAGTGTGTTTGCAATCAAATCGGCATTCAAGCCAGCCCAATAAGAATTGGCGTAAGTGGGCAAGTCCCAAGGGATCTCAGCCTCCAAAGTCTTCCTTTGTGCGGTTTCGCATATCATTTCAAAATCGATAGTTGAACCGTTGAGGGGACAAGTGAGGAAACTAATGTGGGACACTGTTGGTAACGTCGGGGACGACATGGCAAACTTGTAACGCAAGCCGCCACGGTTCCATCGGTAACAAACTGCCCAGAATGTTAGGGAATCTCCTGTAACTTGGAGGGGAAGTGCGCTGCGCAAGTCGTACTCAGCAATCACACTGGTGATGTTAACATCTGTAACCAGTGGAAAGCGAGAATACTTCATACACAGTTCTTCAATACCCGAATACTGTTCTGGGAGAATGAGGCCAGCCTCATAAGTGCCAGTTGACGGCACAAGTGATTTGAACGGCTTACTGAAAGCAATGTCGAGCGAGTGTGGTTTCACCAGGGGTACGGTCGTGTTTAACGGCGTCCGAACCGCGGGGTCAATCAACCCACCGAAAACAAAGTCTTCAGCAGCGGATACATAAACATTAACATAAATGCATGCAGTTCCAGAAAAATCTGGTTGTTGCATGGCATTCACAAGGGATAATGTTATGAAGGAGTTCTCTTCAGCATTGGGCAAGCTGGTCCAACCGGTGTCGGCGTTAGCATGTACGTAACCTCTGCAAGGTTGATACGGAAAAGGGCTTATGTAGGGGACGGTAAAATCCACCACTGTATCGCCACGAATATCGACAACAGTCGACACCGCATCACCAGCATAAGTTTCAATCGACGCTGGCATCGTAGGGGACGGCCAATGCGTCAAACGCACACGTGCGGTAACGAACTGAGATGTGATGAACTCAAATCTAAATTTCATTCCACCGCGCCAACGTTTAAAACTTTGGCTTGCATACGCCAGGGGGGTAGGGGAAAAGACTCCGTCTTCATAAGCAGACAGAGACGGGTGCACAATGAACCTCATGAGGGAGGTGTCAACGGCATCAGTTTTATCAATTTCGGTGCTCTTCAGAAAAGCGGGTTTTCCAATAAATTCCGAAATTTTGTTCTTCTTTAGCCCATTCATCGAGGGGGTTCCAAGTCCGGCTCCTGGGTGGAGCGCAAACTTCGTCGCCGAGTTTACTCCATGACCATAGTTGAGGTCACGAAAATCATCCAACAACGCTGGAACAGGCGTTGAGGTGTTAGGCGGTTTTGACAATCCCATGGACATTGCAAACTGAGCAACAGGGGCAATAGATTTCACAAGCGAGGCGAGTGTATCTACTGTACCAGTCACCACAGACGGGGAGAACAAAGACGTAGCTTCCGGACCAGTAATCGATCCGGCAGCACGATTTTGCGCTTCCCCGGCAACATCGAGGGAATGCGGCTCAACAGGGGGGTTGAGCAATGGGAAGTAACCATATCCGGAAACTTTGGGGTTGCGGAAAGACGCGAAAACTGCAATGTTCACAGGATTCACGGATCCGCCGCTAGCAAGTCTCAAGGGGTTCAAGAGGGATATGGTAACGAGGCCAAGGGCACCCGTATAACCATTCACATCATCAATAGCGTCAAAAATGGTCGCGGCCTCACGGTCAATAGAGAGCGTCAAATTGTTCATAGAAGACGCGCTCATAACCATGCCGTGATTTTGAGACAACTGTGTGAGACTGAGTGTTTTCAGAGGATACAATCCAACACCCACATTCTCTACACGGGGGATGTGACTCACGAGCACCGCTCCAATGTGAAAAGGAGTGGCATTCATGCGAAACTCCAAATCAACATCCGCACGAAACCAACGAAACTGGGTAAGTTTGTCAGAAATGTTCGGAATGGCAATTAGGAGTTCCATGGGGTCAATGGGTATTCCAAGGGTAAGACCAGGGGTCAGGTCTGTATCATCCCAGGGAATGTCCGCTATCTTATACTTGCGGGATAAGATCTTCTGCAATTCAGGATCAGGGTAGGGGTTACCCATAGAATGCAGGGCATCGGCGTGGCCGATAGAGGCGATAGCCTCGGGCACTGACTCAGCGGTAGAAGTCAGTGCGGTAATTGAGGTAACAGTGGTGTTAGCCTCATAAAGGGATAACGAGTCATTATTCTTCGAGGTGAAATGTCTTAAGGGTCTGTTGGATCACCATCCATACAGCCGGAGTTCCTTTTGGTCGGTTGTCCATACGAGAGACTCTCATCGTACGTCCTAGGAAAAAGCAGCCCAACGTCATTAGAGTAGACTAACTCATAGACGTGGTTGTAACCAATTTCCATGCAACCGGGATTTTCACGCATGCCTGCGGCTTTCTAAAGCTGTGGTAGTAAGTCAGGGACTACCGGCCCTTGGGGCGCATGTTTTACGTCGTGCCCGACAGGGGCAATTAGCCAACGTACATCGCGCGAACCTTGTTATAAGACAAAGGTTCGAACTTCACGCCGGCTTTCTTGCACGCTCGATAGCAAATGCCATAGATGGTGTCGTAATATTCACGATCATGAATGGCAGCTTCGAGGAGCGCGCTACGAACAGTGTCAGCGGCAATCGCGTGGGCGGTGTTGGATTTTTGAACCCAATGGAGGCTATCTTCAATGACCTTCCTTTGTAAGGGTGCAAAAACAACTCCATCAACCATAACGAAAGCACGTTTAAGTAGTTCGGCTTCGCCCCAAGGAGTGAATCCATCGAGTTCAGTAATATCAGTCTTGTCAGGCTTAGTGACTTTCCCTCCCAAGATTTTCGCGGTTTTGTCTGCGTAATCAATGGGTCGGAAAAGAGGGGCAATAGCTTTTGATACCGAAATTAATTGGTCATCTCCATAAAGGGCGGTCTCAACGTGTTTCTTAAACAGCGCTACTAGGGTCAATTGGCGGTCTGCTTCGGAAAGTTTGTCTTGATTCTCCAAAATAGTGACGGCAAAAACGATCTTAATTGAGGTCTTATTGCGGTAAGAGTTGATTTGTGACGTTCTATCAACGCCCGAATTTGTAGTTTGGGCATCTAGATACGCCACGGGTCCATCAACATGAACTGCGAGACAAGATCCAACATAGGTGGACACGAAAGCACAAATAAAATCTTCTTTTTCAAACGCTCTTCCAACAGCTTTTTCCCAGATCGGGGAAAAATTGTGTGACATAATCGTGTTAGTTCCGATTACATGCGCATGTTCTTCACCCATCTTTCTTGCAAAGATGAGTTGGTTGTGCATGTCGTAATTAACTTGATCAGTCATGATCTTGTGTGGGTGCTTAGACAGTCTGTGATACAGCTCCGTCCATTCTTTTGAGGTAGGGGTAATCCCAACAGCAGGGGTGCTGATAGTAGGATGTGCCTTCTCAAGACTAGAAAGGTGGGCAGTAAACATACGCGAGCAAATCAATTGTACAATCGATCCTGCGTAAAACATACGGGTAGCACCTCCGAGAACGCGCTTGGCACCGCGCCGTTCTGCTTTCAAGGCGTCAACAACGACGCTCACAGGCTGATCGCCTCTACCAATGCACGCTAAATAAGATAAAATAGCGTTCTGTAGGCAGGGGTGCCATTGATCAAACTTGGTTGGTTTGGGATCTTTTTTGTCCATCCCAAACAGAACATACCGGTTAAAAAACGGCATTTCTTTTGGACTCCAATTATAACCGGGAGACGCGGTGTAATCAATCGGGGCAATGCCCAATCGAGGTTCGCCAAAGACGGCTTGTTCGGGTGAAAGAAGATGATATTCCCCTCCAGGGATAGGAGGGAGATCATCTGGATCAAACACCATGTCAAACAAATCTTCGGGAATGTGCTTAAACGGGGGGGCAACTTTGTACGCGTTTGCACGCGGATGCAACATAGCCTCCTCGA